CCAGGCCGGTGACCTGCGCCGGGGCCGCGCTGTCCGTCGAGCTGGTGATATTTCGCACCGTGCTCCAGGAGGACGGGTTTCCTACCCAGTCCAGCGCCCGCACCCGCACGTAATAGGTCGTGTTCCCCTCCAGGCCGTCCCACCTCTCGGAACGATCGCCGTCCTTGGGATGGAGCCGCGTCTGTACGTTGGCCGAGAAATCCGCCGCCGTGCTGATCTGGATCTCGTACTGGTCCAGGTCGGTGTCCGCAACCGAGCCCCAGGTGACGACAACGTACACGAGCTGCGTGCCGTCGTTGTTGATCGTCACGCCGGTGGAGAGGTTGGCGATCTGCAGGTCCGGCGCGGCCGGGCCGTCGACGTCGAATATCGTGTCGTCGATCGTGCCCACGCCCGCCTCCACTTTGGCAATGCGATCCATCCACGATCGGCCGGTGGTCAACGCGGTGGCCACGCCCTCACCGATCTCGAGTTCGTAGAATAGCACGTTGCTGCGCCAGCGGATGGTCAGCCGCTGCACGGTCAGCGTCTCGTCGACGCCCCACGCGCCGCACACCAGCCGCACGTCCATCCCCGCGCGCAGGCCTTTCTGGCGTGTGGTGACCGAATAGGATGTGCGCGGGTAGCCGTATCGGGCCAGGATCGCGTCGCCGCGCTCGTTGGCCGCCGTCGTGTCCGCGATCGCCGTGTCGACGACCACCGCCGGCCGCGTGCCGTACGCGGCAATGCTCGCCGCGTCCTCCCGCCAGACGCGCACGTTGGTGCCCACGATCAGGACACGGTTCACGATCGTGGTCGCTTTCAGCCGCACTGCGATGTGCTGGTAGGGGAACGAGGTTGCCAGATCCGGGGTATCGCTGAGGAACCACGCCGCCACGTTGCTCTCGGCGTCGAAATAGTGCAGCGCCTTGGTCTCGTCGACGTACCAGCGCCCGCCCGTTCGCGCGCAGATTTCGGCCAATGCCTGGCGCAGCGTGACGTCGGCGACCGTGAGGTCCATGCTGGCGTTGAGCGAAGCGACGTACGTGGTCGCGTCGACGTCGGCCCGGTACGAGGCGAATAGGTCGGCGATGATCGCATCGTCGGCCTGCGCGCTGTAGACCTCCTCGCCGTCGATCACGGCCTCTTCGACCAGGATCTGGTAATCCTGGCAGAGCACCGTCAGCCGCCGCCCGTCCACCGCCAGGTCGAGCAGGTCGGTGTCCACGTCGACGACCTCACCCGCAAACAGCGTCGTCGCCCCATCGGTCACGGTCACGGCGTCGCGGGTCTCGATCGAGAGAGTAGCGTCCACGTCGTTGAGTTTCACCGAGCACACGGCAGAGAACTCGCCCGCCGTCTGCTCGATTTTGAGCGTATCGCCCCAGATCAGGGCAGTGCGATCCACGCCGCCGATCGTCAATACCTCTGCCATCAGCCAATATTCCTCTGCAGCCCGCGCAGGGAGAGGCTGCGGTCCATTTCCTCGTTCAACCGGTAAATGTCCTCCTCGCTGCGCACGCTATTCGCCTCGAATACGTTGGTGATCTGGTAACCGCCGCCGGGGCCGCCTCGAGGGGTGGCCACCATCTCGCCGGCGCCCATGCCCGCGGCCGCGAATTGTGGCACGCTGAGCGAGGCCGCCATCGCCGGGAACTCGACCCGCGCCAGCCGGCGCGCCGCGTCGCCGATGCCTACCAGGCCGATCTCGAACGGCGTCGGGGACCCCGGCGTCAGCCAGTCGGGCAGGTGGATGCTAGAGATTTTGTCCGCGACTTTTCCCAGCCAGTCTTTCACGCTGCTCAGCGCGCCCTTGACCCCGTCGAGCCCGCCGGTCACATTGTTCAGCCAGCCGAGAAAACTCTCGAGGATCGGTCCCAGCGTGTCGCGGATCCATTCGCCTGCTGTCTGCAGCGCCGGCAGCAGCACGTTCTGCCACAGTCCGGCCAGCGCCTCTCCGGCCAGGACCAGCGTTGCCCCGATCACCTCGCCCAGCGCCTCGAGGAGTGGGATCACGTTTTCCTCGATAAATGCCCACACCTCCGTGATTGCCGGCAGCAGCGTCTCCTCCCAGAACGCCACCAGCGTCTCGATCGCCGCCGGCACGTTCACCTGCAGCCACTCCCACAGGGTTTCCAGCACGGGCAGGATGGCATCCCAGGCATCCGTCAGCGCCGTGCGGATGCCCAGGAAATCGGATTCCCACGCGGTGCGCAGCAGCGTGATCACCGCGATCAGGCCCACGGCCACGGCCACGATCACGAGTATCGGCGAGAGCAATCCCCACAGTGCCGGCAGCACGACGCTGGCGATGGCGATCCCCAGCGCGATCAGCGCGTCGCCGAGCTGCACGTTCTGCCCGATCCACTGCATGGCCATGTCGACGTACGGCGACGCGGCATCGATGATCGACTGGATCCCGGTGGCAATGCCCGAGATCGCGTCGACGATCGGCTGCGCGACCTCAGGTGGGAGAATCGAGTACAGCGCCACCGTCAGCGCGGCGATCGGGTCCTCCCCGGCCAGGATCCAGCCGATGAATTTGCCGAATGCCTCGCCGAGCGAGGTTACCACTGGTGCGATCGTCTCCAGCGCTGTGCTCAGGTAGGGCAGCACCGTCTCGCCTGCCGTGGCCAGGACCCCGAGCAGCGTGGTCAAAACAGGCAGGAATGCCATCCCGATCTCGTCCTTGGTGTTCTGGAATGTCGCCTGGAGCTGCGCCATTTTGGCAGCCGCCGAATCGGAGACGTCCGGCATCGCCGCCGTGTTCTCGGCCAATTTCTCCAGAGTGACGTTCATCATCCCGGCCTGGAGCTGCGTTTTGCTCAGCTGATCGGCCTCGACGCCAAACATTTCCGCAGCGCGTTCCGTGGCCTCGGCCTGCGAGACCTGGATCGAGAGGTTGTCGAGGATCATCGGCGAGAGCCGGCCGACGCCTTTGACCAAGCTGTCGAGCAGAAATCCCATATCCTGCCCGGTGGACGCGCTCACCTTGCCCAGGTACGACATCGCGTCGGGGAGCTGCTGCGCGAAATCGAGCGAGACCAGGCTCGCCGCCTGGTTGAACGACATCATCAAATCGCGGTTGGCGATCATTCCTGCCGATCCCTTTTTCAAGGCCGCCAGCATATCGTCGCTGCCCGTCCCGGCGCTTTCCGCCAGGCCGTCGAATGCAGCGGCCAGGCCCTCGACCGGTGCCGCGTCGATCGCTAGTTTGCCCACCGTCGCGCCGATCGCGCCGATCCCGGCTACCGCCGCGCCGCCAATGCCGAGCGCGACCCCGCCGACTTTCTGGACGTTGCCGACGATGCCATCGATCACCTTGCCGACTTTGCTGCGCGCCGCATCCAGATCGCTGTCCAACTTGTCCAGCGTCGCCCGTATCGGGATATTCGCTTGGCCTAGCTGTGTTTCCGTTCCCATGCCGCCTTCAATTCCTGGAATTCCGCCCGCCGCTTGGCCAATTCATCCGGGCCCAAAGTCTTCGGCTTGTCCGGTCCCATCAGCCGCGCCAGGGACGGGAATCGTTTCGTGCGCTGCAGCGCCCCAATGTGCCAAGCCAGCCAGGCGCGCCCGCGCTGCGCCTGCTCCCGCCGCCAGCCATCCGCCTGGATCAGCGCGTACGTTTCCCGTGGCGTCATTTCCCAGAACGTGGCCACGGTCGCGCCCGCTTTGAGCGCCTCCACCAGGAGCGCCCCGAAATCGAGGGACGCCCCGTCTACGGGTTTGGGTCCGTATCCTCGCCGTCCCCGATCTGGACGTCCGTACCGTAGCTGAGCACCGCCGCCACAGCCATCATGACTGCCTCTGTGACGATGGCAAATCCCGCGTGTTCCAGCACGTCGTAGGCGTCGGGGATCGTGATCGAGCGCCCGCCCTCGCGCGCGTCGCGCCGCGCCGCCTCCATGCCCACGCGCAGCAGGATCACGATCTCGCGGATCCCCGACGTGCCGTCCTGCAGCCCGCGCGATACGCCAATGATCGACCGGCCGAGCTGCTGTTCGGCGTCGCCCAGCGCGCGGTTGGTGAACAACACGCGCACCTCGCGGTCTTCCAGTTGGATCGTGCTCTCTCCTCTGGCCCCTGTGGTCACGTCTGCGTCCCTCCCTAATCGAATCTCGATGCGGCCACGTAGAACCGCGATTCCTCGGCGGCCTGGCCCGTCCCGGTGCTCGCGAACCGGTAATGCCACGCCCCTTCCTCGTCCGCGTCGACGTCCACGTGATACACGCCCGTCGCGTCTTTCACCAGCTCGGCATCCACGCCATACGTGTACGTCGTCTCCGTCCCGCTGGGGGCGCGCAACATGAATGCCACCGCCGTTGGATCGACCGCCGTCCCGGCAGCGTTTGTGAACGTCCCCGTGCAGCGTATCAGGTCTCCCACGTCGTAGGTCGTGCTCATCGTACGCCTACGATGCAGACGCGGTGAGAGTCACGGTCACGTTCAGCACGTCGTCGTCGTCCAGCGATTTGTCGCCGGCGGTGAACGCGCCCACGCCGTACAGCGTGCCGGTCGATCCGCCTTTGGTCGCGTTCGTTGCGACGAAAGCGCCACCGATCGTCGTGCTGTTCGTGTCGATCGTGAATTCGGCTTTGCTGGCCGAATTGTCAACGCTCTGCCCGGACACGCTGCCCAGGGTCAATGCCGGTCGAGTTCCCTCGTCATAGTCCTCGACCTCCGTCCACCCGGCGTGGCTGGCCATCGTGTCGGCGGCCGCCGGCGTCGGCGTGCCATCCGTCAGCCCCACGTAAAATGCCGCCGTGTAGGACGATCCTTTGAGGTGCTTGTCCAGGCTGTCGTCCAGTCCTGCGTTCACCACCAGGTTGTCGAACTCGTCGACCCATTTCAGTTTCCCGTGGCGATCGTAGCACTCGACCTGATAGTGCACTGCCCTGCGCACGCCCATCCCCGCTTTTCTCCCAGCGAGCGCCTGTGCCGCCATCTGCAGTCGCCGTCCAATTTGCTCCAACATGGTTCCACTCCTCGCTCGCTGCGCGCGAGCCACTATGCACGTGACGAATCCGATAGATTCAGTTCACCGACTACTGCCGACGACAGGGTCAGGTGGTACGCGATCTCGTCGGACAGCGCCGCTACGGTGACCGCAGCATCTGCAACTTCCACGTCCAGCACGATCGACACCACGATAGTCTCCCCGGCCAGAGTGATCGACCGCACATTGTCGAATGTCACGCCTGCCGCGATCAGCGCCTCACCAACTGCCGCCAGGGCCTCCACGCGCGCCAGGGCGATCGTGCCTGCCGCTACCGCGCCGCCTACCGGTGCCATCGCGACGGATACATCCAGATCGAGACCTGCGCCGGCGGTGCCTGCTCCTGTGGCGTCCATCGTTCCCACTCGAGTGAGCGTCACCGCGACCTCGAACGCCAGGTGCCCGATCTGCGCGGTGGCCAGCGACCGCGCCAGGATCGCCGTGCCCTGGGCTGTCGCCGTGCCCTGGGCTGTCGCTGCCGCTGCTCGCACCAACACGTGGCTGGCACCTGCGTCCGCTCCCGCCGATAGGCTCGCCCCGCGTCCGAGTGCGCTGAGAAACGCCGCCCATGCTGCAGCCGCCCCATGTTGAGTGTCCCCCAGCGACAGCGCCAACTCCACCGCGCCCAGGGCAGTCGCGTCGCCCAGCAGATCGACCGCCCGCTGGATGGCCAGCCCCACGGCAGCCTCGAATGCTACGCCGCTCGCGGACTGCAGCGCCCGCGCCAGGCTCAACGCCAGGGCCGCTTCGAGCACGACTCCGCCGCCGTATACCGCGTACAGCGAACGCGCCAGGGATAGCGTCCCGCCAGCCTCTGCGCCGCCGTGCGTCGTATCCCCGAGGAAACACGCCAGGGTCGTGATCCCACTGGTTGTGGCGAGCCCGTGCAATCCTGCTGCCATCGCCCGCGCCAGGGCCAACGCGCTGGCCGTCTGTGCGCTGGCGCCCTCTGTGTCTCCGAGCGCCCTGCTCAGCGCCTCGCCCCCCTCCGCCGTCGCGCTGCCCTGCTGGCTCAGTGCCAGGATCCGCGCCAGGGATAATGCGCTGCCGATCTGTGCCTCAGCGCCCGCGCTCTCCCCGAGGACGCTGAGCAGCATCGATGCGCCCGTGGCTATCGCGATCCCCTGCAGGCTCTGCGCCAGCGTCTCTGCCAGTGCCAGCGTGCCGCCGGTCGTCGCGCCGCCACCCTCTGTGTCCCCGAGCACCCTGCTCAGCGATTCGCTTCCACCGGCGGTCGCGATCCCCTGCAGACTCTGCGCCAGGATTCGCGCCAACCCCAGGCTAGCCTGCTCGATGGCGACGACAGTCCCGCCGCCAAAATCGTCGAGACGAAACGCATTGGCGGCCGCCTCCAACGAAATATAGCCGGCTGATGTATAGGTTCCATCTGTTCTGCCGCCACTCGAGATATCCGACCATGTGCCACTCGATCGGCGATACACGATAATCTGGGAGGAAATCGCTTCAACCCCGATCCCATCCCCTGCCGAAAAATCCTGAGAGATGGTCGCGCCGAGCTGCGTATCCGACCCATCATCTAGCCGCAAAATGATAACCGTGTCTGTGCCAGATGCCTGTTCGTAGTAGATGTTGTACCCGTCTACGCCGTTGGTTCCAACATCCGCGTATCGTATGCCGAGCCCAATTCCCTCTCCCGCGCCCGGCAATGTCGCGATCGTGACGTACACCTCAGAGTCCGCGCCAAATGTTTCAACGTTCCACCACGCGGACGAATAATAAATATTGCCCGGGCTGGCCTGATTTGAGGAGATGGCAAAATTGGCATCTCCAAAATCGTAGATGTCCTCAGTCCAGTCCGAGCCAAT